TTTTCTGTTTAGTGTTGGATCATTATATCGATTCTTTAATTGCTTAACCATGATCTGGTTCTTTTCTTCTAGTTCTTCACTACTAATCAAAGCAAACATGAAGTCTGCTGTTGCAGGAAGACCGAAACTTTCTGAAGTATCTTCTAATCCTACATCACTACTTACGAAACCACCTCTTGTTGTTTGAGTGGCAGAAAAAATAGGTAAGTCATTCTCTACTGCAAGACCTCTAAGTTCTTCAGCAATCGCCTTGATGTAAGTATAACTATTTACATTTGCACCAGACTTAAATCTAGATGAGGCACAAATATTTAAATAATCTACAAATACGATATCTGGTTTAAATGATTTCTTTAACGCAAGTTCACTAATTAAATTTTTAAAATGACCTGTATGAGCAGTAGCAGTAGGATATTCTTTGATAATTAATTGACCTGTTGTTTTACTTTGTAACTTATTGATTTTAGTTTCATACATTTGATATGGTAATTCTTCTAGATCACTCATACCTACATTCAATAAGTTTGCGTCTATTCTTTCAGCGATACGCTCTTCAGCCATTTCTAAAGTAATATATAAAACATTTTTACCTTGTAATAATACAGACGAAGCAAGATGTGTCATAAACATGGTTTTACCAACACCAGTGCCTGCAAGACAAATATTCAAAGTCTTACTTGGTATGCCACCTCTTGTAATTTTATTAAAAAACTCTAGGTCTAATTCTAATCTTTCTTCTTTCTTTTTATAAAAGTCAAATCGTTCTTTTGATTCTTGTAAATAATCATGACCTACTTTCTGGTCAAAAGACACAGATAAAGCGTCAGATAACATCTCTGGTAAATATTCTGGAGTATGTGTTTTATCTTTACCATCAATAATCTGAATGCCACCTAAGATAGCATTATGTATGGCACGATCTTTACAAAACTTTTCAGTTGTCTCAACTAACCAATCTAAGTTTACTGGTTCAGGATTTAATGTAGATAAAACATCTGTAATTTTTTTATATTCATCTTCATTAATATTTTTATTTGTATTGATCTCAATAGATAAAGATTCTTTTGTAGGAAGATTATTATACTTATTTACAAACTTGTATATCTCTTGAAATAATATTTTCTCTAGTCTATCAGAAAAATATTCTTCTTTGATAAAAGGTAAAACTTTTCTACAATACTGTTCGTTGTAAATTAAATTTTTAAGTGCTGTTCTTTCTATTCTTTCCATCTTTTAATTCTTCATCTAATAATATTACTAATATATCACCTATATGATTAATAAATTCTTGACTATCTGTGTCTGCATTTATATCATTTTCAATAATTGTGTAATCAAAAGCCATAGGCAAAGCACCGTCTGGTGTTTTTTCTGATTCTGGTCTAAATCCTACTTTACCATATTTGTAAACTATACTTGCATATGGACCACTAATCAGTTTAAGTGCTGTAAAGTCCTCTCCAGGTTTCTCTACAAACACATAATCTTCATTGTGTTTTGGATTACTCGTCTTGTGGAATGGTGGTATTTTCGGTTTCAATTACATCTCCATACTTAAATTCTTTAGTACAAGCAGCGTCTAACTTTTCTAATATATCTTGTGTGAAATATTTTTCAGGATCATTATTAATAGTTTTACCAAATGCTTTTGAGCCATCAGGTAATTCTATTCTTGTTGATACTTGTTTAAATATATTATGTTTTAATGCTAAATCTAATAGACCATAGTATCTATCTAAACCTTTGTCATATGTTAATCTAACATCTACTACTTTGTTTTCTTTTGTTAATCTAGATTTGTAATTTTTACAATGAATAATATTACCTATAACCTCTGTGCCATCTTTTTCTTTTCGTTTTGATAGATAGACGATAGAACTAGCCGCATATTTAAGACCAGAACCACCGCCCATTTCTTTTGTAGGGAACATACTACCGACAACATCATAGGTGTGATTAGTAATAATAAGAGGAACTTTTGCTTTTCCTAATTTTAAAGTTAATACTCTAAAGGCAGCTTTGACTATTTGTGCCCTTGTCATATCTTTAGTTTCTTTACCTGCCTGTGTATCTTCCATTTCTTTAGTTGTTGATAACATACCTAAAGAATCTAACACAAGTAATAAAGGTTTTCTTTCTGATACATCTTGAGCGATATACTTATCTAATACTGTTATCGCTTGATGTCTAAACTCTTGAACAGTAGTAACTGGCATTATAACCATACGACTACTATCGATATCTCTTTCTTCAATAATATCTTTTGTAACTGCTGATTCTGATTCAAAGAATATAACACCACCATCTGGATTTTGATCTAAAAAATTCTTACACATACCTAATACAAAGAAAGTTTTACCTGTTGCACTCTCACCTGCTATTGCAGTAATTTTATTAGATGGTAAACCTTTGTTTATACCACCACCTAATAACGCATTGAATATATAAGAACCTGTATCAATGAAATCTGTTACATCACCAGACGCACCATCAGATACCAAACTAGCATATTCATTACCAGTTTCTTTAATTACATCTTTCAAAAAATCACTCATTATCTTTTACCTCTACTGTCGTTTGAAATATTATACACTATATATAATTGTTTGTCAAGCAAAGAACTCATCTAAAGTTCCTTTTCTTGAATTTTTAAATAAGTCTATACACTCACCTGGTTTACATTCAGGTCCAAAGCACCAAACATTTTCTATAAACATTTTGTTCATAAAATCAGCCTTTTCTTTTTCATCTTTAAATAGTGTATCAGACTTTGGTCGTTGCATGATTCTCATGCCAATCTGACCCATAAATTTTTTTGCAAATTTATCAACCAGTTCATCACCAGAACGATATCGTTTACCTTTTATTTTCGGATCCATAATATTTACAAACATGAACTTTGAAACTTGCATAGTCTTTTCTGCAACTGGTAAATAAAAGTCATCACGCCATTTGTCATATTCATTAAACTTATGCCATGATTGATCTTCTTGATGTTCACCACCTTTATTATATTCTTCAGTAGAAAAATATGGTGGACTTGTAAATGCAACATCAATCTTTGGTAGTTTATGATATGGTAAATCTTCAGCACCACATCTCCATATCTGAACTTTTTTAGGTTTAGATAGAAGTTTATTATATGAACTTATCTGTTCTTGATATCTTTGATAAGTGTTAGGATTAGGATCGCAACCATAATATTCTTCGGCATCAGAAGCAAAGAAACCTGCAAGTCTATCACCCCAACCGCAACTTGTATCTAATACAGTTTTAGCATTTGTCATATCATAGATTGCTTTTGCAACTACTGGTTTAAATTGTGTTGCAATATAAGTACCTAATCTAAATGCTGATATATAACTTTTTTCTGATAGTTCGCCACCTACTAACTTTTCTGTTTCTGAGCCACCTACAACTGCTCTAGTAGTTTGTTTTTTTACACCATTAATACCACGCCATATAGGACCTAGACATTTCCATATATCTTTTGCTGTGCCATTTTCCCAAACTTCTTTTGGTGCTCTAAATCCATAACTACTACATTCTAATCTTAAATCTTGCATGAAGTAATTACTTACATCATTGTGGGTACTAGGTGCATTTATCAAACCAAGACCATAATTACTATATGGATATTTGTAATCATCATATTTTTCAAACACTTCTTTTTCAACTTGATCTTTTGGTATGCAAATTTTACTAGTATCAAATTTTTGCAACTCATAGAAACAATTTCTCATATCATCTTTTGTTATTTCTTTGAGAGGGAATACAGGTCTTTCGTTTGCTATATACTCTGAAAGTGTATCTCTAAAAGTATCACGCCCATATACCTCGTTTATGTGTTCAAATAACTTAGTGTCTAGAACAACTAATTTATCGTCTCTAGCGGCGGCTATCAGACGATCATATAGTGATTTATCGTAGTTTTCTAACATATTACTTTTTATTCTTATAATACCAATATAGTTTCACATACCATTCAAAACATCTAGGATAGTGTTCTGGATTAGGTAAATCAGGAAACATTTCTATAAACTCTTTTATTTCTTCATCGGTCATTTCTTAAACATCTTAGATACTGCCTTTATAGGATTTCTTAAACTCTCATATACTTGCCATATCTTATCAATATGTGTATCTAATTTTTTGTGTAGTTTTATTGTATCTGATTCAATTCTATATACCGTTTTCTCTATTTGGTCTAATTGTTTTTTTAGTTGTTCTATATCTTTGCTCATTTTAAAAAAAGTTATCTAGTGTTGCTTGTTTCTCAAAGTTCCAGTTGATTGCATTTACAATAAATCGTAATGGTTCTAAAAACGATTTATCAAACTGCTCATCATAGTCAATAAAATCATGTAAGTTAAATTCTTTTGGCAATCTTGCAGGAAAAGATATGACCTTTTCTCTTAGTGGATTAGGTTCTTTTAAAACAATAAATTTAATCTTATCACCTTCTTGTATTTGTTCATACTTAATTAAACTTTTTTTCTTTAACATATTATTATATAATAAAGCACCTTTTACATGAATCGGTGTTGACTTTTGATAAATGTCAGTTGATGAAGAATACTTTTTTAAATTATTACAAGAACGAGGATAGGCTATTTGTTCTGGTCTTAATTTTCTAAAATGATTTCTAAACTCATCAATAAATTGTATCAAAGAACTTTCATCTTTGTTCATAATTACTTTCAACGCTTCTTTGATCTTTACACGACAAGGGGCAGGTGTAGAACTCTTAACGGCTTCAATACCCATAATTTTTAGTTTAGGTTCTTTCAGATCAACACCTTCTTCATTATAAACATTTAAGATATATCTTTTCTTAGCAGTCCATATACCTTTGTTAGCAATCACTTCTCGTTTCATCACCATTTTATTTTCATATGCGTTTGTATATTTAGCAAGTTTTTCATAACTACGATCAATTTCTTTTTGTAGTTTTTCTTCACAAAATTTATCTAGAACTTTTACAATCTTTCTTATATCAGATTTATCTTTAAATATTTTATCTACAACTGCACCAAGTTTTACATAGATAGAATCTGTATCAGAGGCAACAACATAAGAAACATTTTTAGTTTTCATTAAATCATTTAAATATTTGTTTACATCTCTTTCAATCCATCTAATCGCAAGTTGACCTGCTTTTGTAATACCTTCAGCATGACGAACATCAAAATATCTAAAGTATTGATTACCGATAGCACCATAAGCACTATTCAAAGCAATCTTTCTTGCAAGTTGAATATTATGATTAGCTGCAATATCATTGAGTAATCTTTTATCGCCTGTCTCTTGATACATCTTTTTTGCTTCAATCATTTTCTTTTTGTATATTACTCGTTCTTTGTATAACTTATCCATCAACTCAGGCAAGAAACCTCGTTGAAGTGTATTGAACATAGCACCGTTTGGTGTAATAGTACAACTTTGTAAATCAGATAAATCTGCTTCTTGACTTAAAAACTTTTCTACTGAACAAGTATTAGGATTGTGATTGACCATAGTCTCAGGTGAAATATTATATTGCATGATTAGATGTGGATACAAACTGTTCAAATCAAAACTACAAATCCAGTCATGAAAACCTACAATAGGATCTTTTACATATGCACCTTCATAACCACTAGACTTTTCATTTTCTTTTACAGCAGGACAAACTAC